GTCAAAGTATGGCAGGTATTTATCTTGCACATGATCTTGTATTTTAAAATTTGGGTCTATTGGGCGATCAAAAAAACGGTAGTTTTCTTCATGCGCTTCAAGCATAGGCATATTGTTATAAGCAACACCAGAAGAAAAAGTTTGCCACCAACTCGGGTCTGTTTCGTAACGCATTTCGTTTGGAACAGAAACTAAAAAATCTTTTCTAGATGGTTCTAGCTCAATCATTATTGTGATCTTTTCATTATGTCATCTAACATTTGATCTTGCGCTGACCTGATTATTTTTTGTGGAGATGGTTTGTCTGCTTTTCTTTGTTCATAATCTTTATATTTTTGATTAGCAGCTATTAAATCTTTTATGTGTTCATTCTGTGACTTTTGATAAGAAAGCTCCATAGCCCTAGAAACAGACATACCTCCTACGACAAGCGGCCTATTGTTGCGCATAACAGGAGAGCCATCTGTCTTAACAACATAGTAATATGGCATCTGTGTGCCGCCTCGTGGGTCTGGAATTAGCTTAACACGCCCACTCTTTAGTGTAAGTGATGGGTCAATAGCATTGAGTGCTGCATCAACATGCAGCTCAAAGGTAGGATAGTATGCGCCATATCTAGCCTCTGGCGAGTAACGTGACGTTGCATCAGCATCGCCAGTTGGTGAATAGATATGTTTTGATTTTGCAAATATCTTATTCTTTGATTGATTTAAAATATCTTTTGTCTTTGCTGAACCGTGTGTATAAAGCAAAACAGGAATCAAATCTTGAAAGAAAGCTATTTCTTCTCCTGACTTTGCTCCTGTTTTATTCATAAACGTGTCCATAGTATCACTACCCATAATGCGCTTTACTGCATCACCACGATCATCAGAAGACATACGCATAAACTCTGCACGTTTTGTGGCAAAGGTGTTCAAGTCCATTGACTGCAATGAACCTGAGTAGGTGCGCAATGCTTCCATCTTTACAATAGTTTGGTCATCAAGACCGCGTGATGTAAATACACCATTTTGGAATGTCATGTTTTCGTACAAGCCAAGAAGCTGACCTGCTTTACCTGATGCGATAGCCATATCATACAAAGCATCATCTTCAAACACATCACGCAACGGCTTTGGCAAAGGCGAATTACTCATTGCAAGCTGTTCTAAAAGTGTTGTTTGATTATCAAAAAAGTTTAATTCAGTGCCAAGTTTGTTAATAATATCTGCACCGCTTGTAATCCCTTGCTCACTTAACACCTGCTCTGAACGAGCAGTAGACAAAACACCACCTGCTTGAAAGTGATTAAGTGATACAGCGTTTTGAAAACGTGTTTTGTTAGTGTTAAATATCTTTTCTCTATCATTTGCGTATGTACGCAACTCAGTTTTTAACTTACTTTGTACAGCAGCCATATCAGGATTAGCTGCAAAGTTTTGTGTAAATCCAATTTGCTCTAATCTCTGTCTGGTATCCGCAGGCAAATCCTGGATTGTTTCTGGTGATTCAAGAACAGATAACATGCTGCGCAACAAATCTTGCTCTTGGTTGTAATCAGCATACGGATTCAAACTATTCATATAATCGGCAGCAATCTGACTAGCCATATTTTTTATCTTGCCACCATGATATGCAAGTTTAACTGCATTACGCAGTTCTGTTTGCTTGCCAAGCTCAAGACGATTGCCATGTAAATCAATAAATTCTTCAACGCTTTCTTCAATGCGCTGTCGCATAACATCAACAGGGGTTGTTGTTATCAATCCTTCTAAATCTGAATCATCAACCGTAATAGGTTGTGACCCAGCATCAGAAGACGCTAGTGAAGACATGTGGGATATGGCTTCATCAAGCTCTGATGCTTTATTCTTAAAGTCAGCCTTCATAGCTGCGTCATACGCTTTAACACGAATATCGGTTAAGTGTTCTGCTATAGTCGGAGCAGCTATTTCTTTTATGAAAGATTCATATCTTGGATTAAGCTCGGCTGTTTTATCAACCCAACCTTTCATGTCTGCATCATATTGATCTGCTGTAGCAGGGCTGCCGTCCTCACGCACCCTTGCTGTTTTAGCTTTGCTTAACAAATCAAGTTTAATAGATGTTTGATATTTAGAATCTACAAGGCTTTTTGCAGTACGTCTTGCAACAGGAGACATTGCATCTGGTATAGCTTTATATTCAACACGACCATCTTCATTACGCGTTTGCAACTGTACAGCGTACTCACGACCAACCTCTTGTTGTTCAGCTACTGCAAGTTTGTAACCTTGTTCAGCAAGATTATATCCAGTTTGCTGAAGCTGTTGCCCAGCCCTAGCACCAGCCATGCTTGGCTGGACAATACCAATAGGAGAGACAAGAGGTGTTTGCACTTGGAACTTTTTAATAGCCATTAGTCAATAGTCCCTGTTGGTGTAACTGAATGCATCTTCATGCCAAGATTAAGAAAGTTTTGCATTGTTTTGTTTCTAGCACTTCTTTTTGCAGCACTCCTATCCATACGAGCTTGTTCTGCTGCTGTAGCAAATCTTGCTTGCTGACCCAATGCTCTAATTTCAGATGCGGCCATACCCTTTCTTGCTTTAGTTTCTGCCGTTTGCGTAATAGCTTTAATAGAACGGTCTTGTCTTGTTGTTGTAAGAAGAACAGACTGCTCATATTCATTAAATGCTTGCACTCGTGCATTATGATCTTGCAATGCGCCAAGTTGTGAGCGTTTCATCTCTTCGTAATTTTGACGCTCACGAGAGTTAGCTGCCCCTACAAGCGCAGCTTTTTCATCTTGTATTCCTTTTTGAGTAAGCAGAAAACCTGCTGCCATCATTGCAATTTCAATAGCCATTAAAATGCCACCTCAATAACCATACCGTTGATTTGCAAATCTAACGGTGCTGACTGCGATATTGTTACCCGTGGGTCTTTGCTGAAACCCAACGGTCTAAACTCTTCTTTGCCTGTTTGTTTAACACGCGGCTGTGAAGGGTCAAAGTTTACATTACGAATAATCATATCAGTTCCATTAACAGAAACAGATAACGTGTCGTTAAGGTCAAGGTCAACCAAAGAAAGTCTACGTGGCCTTGCTGTTAAAGGCCCACCCTGTACGCCAGCGTCAATAGGCAATGTCTTCAACTCTGGTGTAAATTTATAACCAATCTCAGCAGATGTAGCTGCCGCATCAACAGCAGACACATCTGCATTGCCACTACCAACAGTAAATGCGCCTAAGTATTCTGTACCTTCAACAACATCAACAGATGCACCATTAGCAAAAACAGAAGATACAGCAAATACACCATTGCTGCCTGTATAATCTTTACTGCAATCAAGTTGAAAATCAGTATCAAACTGCTCAAGATAAAGTTTTGTTGTGCCATCGCCTTGGTCTCGTGACACCACAGCAAACAGATTATTATCTGTAGAGCCAACAGAAACGTAATTACCGTTTGTTGTCCAGTTCATCCAACCTAGCTTCTTTTCATTACGAATATGATAGAACACAGATATATTACCATCACCATTCAAAAAGAACCCATAAGCCCCAGACCTATTTAATGAGCCTTTAACGACTGCTAGTTGCTTGGGATTAGTTATTAGGTGGGATGATAGCAAAGACACCTGACCGCCAACGTAGGCCCCTTCAGAGTCCGCGAACACGTATTCTCTAACAGCAGTACCAGTTGACTGCACAAACAGTGTTGCACCATCAATAGATTGTGGTCTAACAAAGCCAGTACCAAATGGAGTCTGAGCAGATATCTTTGCGTTAGCTGGTGTTAATGGCTGTGTTGTTGAACTAGGAACAAAGAACTCACCTTGCGATGCAAACACTTGCAAGTCTCTGTTTGATACTAGGTGACGAATGCGATTGGTTACACCAGCGGCAGCATCAAAGTCTATAGAGTCTGTGTCTTCGCCTTTGCCAACATCAAAGTTAAAATACTCAGCAGTCTTAGAACCCCATATACCATCTGGTTGACTATCTGTTCCACCAAACCATAAACGATTTTCATGAAAGGTAATCGCAGATGGAAAGCCACGGTATGTAGAATAAGACTGTTCATACCATTCTGTTGTCGCTGCTGTAGATTCAATAGTTACAGAACCACCACCAATATCTTCTGTATTAGCATTATGGCCTGTAGCAACTTCATATCTATTATCATCAATAACACGAGCAATAGTTTGCGAACCATTTATATTGCTTGCAGATATACCGCCTACGCCACCAGAATTTGCTATTGTTATAGCTGCACCAGCAGCAAGACCGTGATTGACATGTATTATTTCAATTTCATCAACATCTTTTTTTGTTTTAATAGAATCAATATCAAGTTGTTTTTTAATAGTACCTTTTATATTTCCAGTAACATTTTGTGCATCTGTAAAACCAGTTATAACAACTTCAGTTTCACCAATAAGCAATCTTGTACCGACCTGTGCGCTATTAAAATAATTAGCACTTGTTGTAAAAGTTCTACCTGTTCCAGATGTATGGGATGGCGTAATAGTTACGCCTGTTGCTTGAAAATTATAGTATGGCTGGAATGTTTTATTGCCATCAAGAGATGTATCAAACGCAAACTGCTCTCTAACGAATGTATCTAATGCAGTACGTTTTAAAATAACAGGAAAAAAATCTGAATGACAAAAGAACATAAAGTCACCAGATTGAGCAAATGTAATCTGAGGTATGCGTGCGCTTGTAATTTCAGAAAAAGAAACAGTTGCGCTTAATGATACTGCTCCAGTAGTTGGATTAATAAAAAATGCATCAATATTCCCATTGCGAAGAGCAATAATATACTTCTCATCATCAGAAAAAACAAACGGCTCAATCCTTACCTGTTGTGTTAAGGAACTATTATAAGTATCTGAAAACTTATGAATAAATTTAGAACCGGGCCTTTTTATAACACCACCTTCAGAACGTATAAAGAAGTTAGTAACCTTCTCTGCAGCGTTTTGATATACCTGAGAGTCAGTCCTTGATGTCAAAGAAGGGCTGATTTCACCAAAAGAAAAGTTATTCAAAGGTACACGAATGCGTGCCATTAACTTCTCCTTTCAGTAATGAACCTCGATGTTGTCAGCTTGCGTGTTGTTTGTTGCTGTGCATCAAGTGTTTTTGCTTGTTGCATTAACAACTGAGCTTTACGCTCCATCATTTGAGCCATCTGTTCATCTCTAGCAATAGCTAATGCAAAACTTGCAGCCAGAGAATATTGAACAGCTAATGTAAAATAACTAGGAAAATCTAATTCTCTTGCGCGAAAAGTATAATCAATTACTAAAGTTGATGTGTCTGATTCATTACAAAATATTTTATCGCCGTATATTGTATAAGCTATTAATTGGTCATCTACAGTAACTGCATGCACCATAAGGTTGTCAGACGGCACTTGATATGCCGCATCAAAGCGTCCAGTAGGAGCATTAGTTAATCTGTTTAACTGCGCTTGATTAGTCGCAAAACGCCAGCGTGTTGTACACAATGCTGTGCGTACAGTGTCTTCATAAATATTATCCGCAACCAGTGCTTCTGTACTGTCTGCGGAAAACGAAGTAATAGGATTCGCGCCAATAAGTATTAGGCCGCGAGATGCAATATCAATATCTGAATTAGCTACGCTACTCATGTGGTTATGGGGGGCCGAAGCCCCCCACTTCCTTAGTCGGAGTCTGAGACTGTTAGAGCAGTTCCATCTGCAATATCGACAACAGTGCCGGTATTAGACAGAACAACAGAGATGCCCATTGTAGGAGCATCAGAGTCATAGACAAAAATAACGTCACCAACATTCATCATGGTAGCAGCGTCATTAAAGTAGCCAGACACACGAACTGCTGTTAGTGCATCTGTTGAGGTGTAGAACCACAGATTGTGACCGCCACCAGTAGCCATATTAGTTAGGCCAGAAGCTGAATAAGCCATGCTCTACTC